AAGAAAAAGGATAATTCATAACTACGCAATCCGCTTTAACATTACTTTCATAATTAAAGAAACTTACATTTGAAATATCTGAATCCGGGTAATTTTCTTTAAATACATCACAAGCATTTTTTTGAATTTCTACTCCATATATCCATTTAGGTTTTATATGTTGTTCTAGCTGACCGCTTCCAACTGCTCCATCAAAAACTGTTATATCTTCTCCAACATATTTTCTTACTTTCTCTGCTAAATACTTTCTAAGTTCTTGACCTGTAATATACTCTGCAAACTTATCGGCTATATCCCTATTGTTAAACTCTTTCATTTTTAACTTCCTTACGTTTATTTTTTACACTGATTTCTAACCTTACTGCATTTAATCCTGTTTTTGTAATTTCAGGATCTGTAGAGTAATAACCTCTTCTATTCATAATTAAATTTTCATATTTTGTTATACACTCTAAATTGTCAATACTTAAATTTTGAGTATTCCTATCTAAAAAAACTACAATCTTTCCTTTTGGAATTTTTCCAAAATGTTTTTCATAAACAACTCTATGCTTTAAATTCCACTTGTTAGGTTCTGCCACTTTTATTTCAATATATCCGTCTTTAGTTATTCTTTCAGAACCTACTTCTCTTATGTTATCCGGAATGTTTCCTTTTCTAAAACTTGTTTTATTAGGCTTTGAAATTCCTTTAGTTCCTTTGTTTTTCGGTACATTACCTTTTTTAAAAATTCCGGAATTTCCTCTTGTTAGTCCTTTTGTACCTTTGTTCCAGGGAATTTTTGTAGTAAAGCCATTAGTTTGCTTGAAATTATAAAGACTTGCAATATTTATATTAAGACTGTATTCTTCATTTAGAATCTTTACCATTTCCTTACATCTCATAGTTTCATAATTTTGCTTTATGAATTCTATTGCTGCAGGTGTGTATTTTCTATATTTTTTCATAATATTTACTCAAGCATCTTTAAGTCATTTTCTTTTAAACCACAATGTTCTCCCTTTATTTGAACCGCTCTTAAAACTACATTTGCATTTGATATAATTGCATTGCTTATTTTTGTAATACTTTCTGCTCTTTTTATTTCTTCTGCTAATTCTTCTCCTGTCAAATCTTCATCATTAAGTCTCTCAAGTTCTAAAAATAAATGATTATTTAAGTCTGCTAATTTGTTTTTCATACTATATCTCCTTTCATTATTTCAATTCCTAAAAAGGAATTTCTTCATCCTTTGCCTCTTCAAATCCTAAATCAAAATTATCAAAAGGATCTGCTGCTTTTTCTTTGCTGTCTTCCCAGTCTATAAACTGTACTCTTTCTGCCCATACTTCTGTAACAAATCTTCTTGTTCCATCTTGTGTAGTATAGCTCCCTGATTGAAGTCTTCCTTGAATTGCAACATTTTTACCTTTTTGTAAGTATCTTTGGCAATTTTCAGCTTGTTTACCCCAAACAACTATATTTATAAAATCTGCTGTTTGTTGTCCTTTAGCTTCTAACTCTTGTTTCTTTTCTTTTGATAGTCCTTTATCCACAGCAAGAGTAAATCTGCAGTAAACACTATCTGACCCAGTGGTATATCTTAATTCTGGGTCTTTAACTAATCTTCCAATTAAATTTACACTATTCATAACTACCTCTTCCTTTTTTAACTTTTTTAAAAATTTATTAGATCATTTCTTTTATAAAATTCATCATAAAAAGCATTATTGCAAATGCAACTAACATTCCACACATGCAACCTTTAAAAAATATATTGTTTTCTTTTTCTTCTATATCTTCTATATCTTCTATTTCTATAGTCTCTTTTTCAGTTAAATTTGATATTTTTTCTATTGTACTTTCTTTAATTTTGCTATAATCAACAAAGCTTTCTAATTTTGTTGAAGCACTAAAATCATCATAAGTTTTTACCATCTCTTTTCATCTCCTCTATTTCTTTTCTATTTTTCTTTAATTCTTTTTTTACAAATTCTCCATAAGTGAATTCTTTATATGCAAGTTTTATTGCTTCGAACTCTTCAAAAGTTAGAGAATGAATATTTTTTAGTTCTATATATTTTTCACTCTTTCTAATTATTAGAAGATTTTCACTACTATATTTTTGGTAAATTATTTGATTTTGTCTCTTCTTGTATATCTTCCAACCTAATTGTTTGAGTGTTTTGGCTTCATTCATCACCTTATACCTCTTTCTATTAGAAAACATATTATCTTTTTTGTTTCGTTTTTTATAAACTTCAAATCTTTATATGTCTTATTTTTGTTTAGTCCTAATTGCTCATAAGCTGGTATAAAATCTTCTAAACTTGCTGAGTTAAATTCTATAGATCCAACTTCCCAAAAATTTTCTTGAGCAAATTTTAGTCTTTTATGATAAACTATTTCTTTTAATTCATTTAAAATTTCTTTTGATAATGTTGTTGTCTCTTTTAAAAAGATTGTTACAAAAAGACAATGGGTATCACTATCTCTTAAAATTTTTCCTTTATATCCATTAAACCCAAAGTTCAAAGTTCCATTATCTCTTAATAGAGCCTTATCATCTATGTATCTATCCCACTCACTTTTCTTTTTGTTCATTTCCTCTTCCTTTCAAGTTCTTCAAGCCTTAATAGTCTCTTTTGTATTTCATTCATCTGTTGTTTTGCTTTGTATGAAAAGTCTATATACTTTGAAAAAATATCGTTGATTTCTTCAGTAAGTTTTTCAAAAGTTCTTTGAAATTCTTTTAGATCTTCTCTTAACTTTTCCGAACTACTCATAACCTACACCATTTCCCTCTTCAACTTTGTAAATTTCTTTCTTGCCTCTTCTTCATCTCTACTTACAAAACATGACAATCCTTCGCCATCTTTTCTTTTTGTTAAAATCTCATAAAGACATCTATATCCTATCTTCGTTCTTACAAGTTTTAAATCGCTTGTTTCTGCAATAGATTCTTTAACAATATTCATAATTTAACCTCTTCTTTAAGACCTAAATACTCATAGAATTGTTTCTTGTTTATATAAAATGTTCTTCGCTTTCCTTTCTCTTTCAATGTCATTGAAATACCAAAAGAAAACTTTCCTCTTGCAATCCCCTCTCTCAAAAATGTGAGAGTAACTCCCATCATTTCTGCAGCTTCTTGAATTGAAATTCTATTTTCTTTCATAAGTATTTCTCCTTTCTTTTTGTTTCTCCATCTTTGTGTTATAATAAGTAAAAAACACTAAAGGAGATTTTTTATTATGCTCACTATCCAAACTGTTATATTACTATCAAAATTAAAATCTATTAAAAAACCTGTTATATGTAATAAGGATTTGCAGTCAAATACTATAGAGATTATGCCTGCTGATAATACCAAAGAAAAATATTATGATGGCTTTGCTTTACCTCTTACTGTAATTGATAATAAAAATTTGGTATCTAAACTAAAATTAGATGAATTTAATTATCTAATAGAAAATAATTACATTTTTGAAGAAAATAATTTTATTTGCATTAAACACGAGGGTTATCACAAATATCAAATATCTTTTTTGAAATTTTGGAAATTTATATATCGTTCAATCCTTACTCCAATAGCTGTTGCAATACTTACAACAATTCTTTGGAATTACTTTTTTAAATAATTCAAAGTTATTATTGTAGTTAATATAGAAACTGCAACTTGAATTGTTAAATTAATTATTCGACCTTTCTTTGTATTCTCATTTACCATAAGCCACTCTATTGGATAAAATACAAAAAATAGTATTGTAAATAAAATAATTCCAATTTTCGCAAATATATTTCCTGTTTTTATCACTTCTTTAAAATCCCTTATAGCAAATTTTTTCTCCTGCTTTAATCTTCTTTCCTCTCTACTTTCTTCCATCTCTTTCTCCTTTTTGTTCGGTTTTATGAACTTTTTTCGCAAAAAAAATATTCTTTTATATCAGCTATTTCTAAACTTAACACCATACAAATTTTTATCATTTCTCTTTGAGTAAATTCTCTCTTATTATTTAATTTCAAACTCAATGAAGTATTAGAAATTCCTGTTCTTTTACAAAATTCTTCCCTTGTATCACAAACTTCTTTTATTTTCCCTTTTAATTTTGAATAATCAAACAAAAATATCACTCCTTTCTTTTTAGTTCAGTTTTATGAACTTATTATAATATTTATTTTTTACTTTGTCAACCTTTTTTTAAACAAAAATATAAAAAAAATTCATATTTCTTTACTTTTTTTGCTTTTTTGTGTATAATATATAAAAAGAAAAGAGGTTACACTATGAATACTTTTAAAAATAGATTATTACACGCAATGAATTTAAAAGGTTTAAAACAAGTAGATTTAGTGAATTCAACCGGAATAGCTAAAGCAACAATGAGTGGTTATATGAAAGGTGAATTTGAACCTAAGCAAAAAAACTTACATTTAATTTCTAAATCTTTAAAAGTGAATCCCTCTTGGCTTATGGGATTTGATGTCCCTATGGAAATTGAAAATTCAAAAGAATTAAAGTCAGTTGATGATTTAGACTTCTCCGGAATCAATCGAATTGCTGCACATTTTGAGGGAGACGAATTCTCCGAAGATGATCTAAATGAAATTCAAAATTTTATAAACTATGTAAAACAAAAAAATAAAAATAAAGAGAAATAGGATTATGGATTATAAAAAAGAAGAAAACAAAGAAGAACTGAAAAAGTTTAAAAGAGAACATATTAATAAATTATCTACTCAAATTGATAATCTTATAGAAGAAAATCAAAAGAAAGCAGCTTTAATTTCTTATTGGATTAAAAGTTTTTCAAATTTTTTGCAAAAAGAAACTACTTTTGACTCTAAATATCTTCCTGTTTATAAACAAGGAACATTAATAGAAGTGGATTTAGGATTTAATGTTGGAAGTGAGCAAGGTGGATTACATTATGCAATAGTTTTAAATTCTAACGATAAAAAAAACAATCCTACACTTACTATAGTTCCATTATCTTCTATAAAAGAAAAAACAAAACTTAGAGAGTATGATGTTTTTTTAGGAGAGGAAATTCATGAATTAATTTTTGAAAGACTAAAAGAACTTGATGATGAAATAAATGAAAAAATTGAAACTTTAAAAAAGAAACCTGATAATACATATGATGAACAGGTATCTGAATATTTTAAAATGTTAAAGGTTATTAATGTTGGTTTTAAAAAAGTAAAAAAATTAAAATTTGGTTCATATGCTATAATCAATCAAATTACTACTATTTCAAAAATGAGAATTAAAAATCCTTTAGATGAAGTAGGACATTTAAGCAATTTAGTTGTTTCAGATAAATATATGGAAGAAATACAAAAAAACATAAAAAAATATATAAAAATGTAAAGAAAATTATTAAA